ATACCGTACCACCATCGTGATGCTTTTAGTTTCCTAGAATCTGTGTCTGAGTATTATGATTGTAAAGTAATACTTAATGTAGGAGATATGATTGACCACCATGCGGGTAGCTACCATGAGTCTGAGCCTGATGCTCTTAGTCCAGAGGAAGAGTACTATCAGTCTATGGAGTACTGTAATGAGTTACAAGATATATTTCCTAGCATGATTATAACCGAGGGCAATCACGACAAGATACCACAGAGGAAGCTAAAGACTTGTGGACTACCTGCGTCTATGGTGTATGATTACAATAAACTATATAAGCTAGATGCTAAGTGGAAGTGGGTAGACAAGTATACGTTTAATTCTAATGGAGGACAGCCTGTACTAGTACCTATGGTACTTAATCAGAAAGGGAGATGGAATAAGAAAGTACATGGGAGTAAAGTAGGATGACTCTCACACTAGATGAAGTTAAGAAGTGCATCTCTAGTCAGTATGATCCAGACTTAATAGTAGAGATACTAGAGATTACCACGGAAGAACTATTGGAAAATTTCCATGATAGACTAGTGGATAATTTAAATAAATTTGAGATAGAAGGAGATTAATTTTAATGAAGTTATATGAAGATTATATTCATCAAAGTAAATACGCACGGTACTTAGACGAACAACAACGTAGAGAATCGTGGGATGAAACTGTGTCTAGGTACGTAGATTACTGGGTTGATAAGGGGCTTATAGAAGGGGAGGATATAGCAGACATAGGTACAGCTATAGCTGACAAGAGAGTCATGCCTTCTATGAGAGCTATGATGACTGCGGGTAAAGCATTAGACCGTGATAATGTAGCGGGATATAACTGTTCATACTTGCCAGTAGACCACCCTCGCGCCTTTGATGAAGCACTATATATACTGTGTTGTGGTACTGGTGTTGGCTTCTCAGTTGAGCGTAAGTTTACTGATAAGTTACCTGAAGTAGCTGAAGAGTTCCAAGATACTGATAGCACTATAGTAGTAGCAGATAGTAAACTAGGTTGGGCTAGTTCATACAAAGAGTTAATATCATTATTGTATAATGGTAGAGTACCTACATGGGATACTTCCAAAGTTAGAAAGAAAGGAGAGAGGTTAAAGACCTTTGGTGGTAGAGCTAGTGGTGCTGAACCTCTGATTGACTTGTTCCAATTCACTACTTATATATTTAAAACAGCCGCAGGGCGAAGGCTAACTCCGTTGGAGTGCCACGACTTGATGTGTAAAGTAGGAGATATAGTTGTAGTAGGTGGTGTTCGTAGGTCAGCGATGATTAGTTTATCAGACCTAGAAGACAGTCAAATGAGAACAGCTAAGTTTGGTAGATGGTCGGACGCTAACCCACACAGAGCATTGTCTAATAACTCAGTTTGCTATGAGTCTAAACCTACTATGGAGCAGTTCATGGAAGAATGGAAAGCATTATACATGTCACACTCAGGTGAGCGTGGTATATTTTCTCGTGCTGCTGCTAAAAAGCTATCACCTAGTCGTAGAGATACTAACTTTGACTTCGGGACGAACCCTTGTAGTGAGATAGTTCTGCGTCCAAATCAATTCTGCAATTTAACAGAGGTAATTGTTAGACCAGATGATGATCTTGATTCTCTCAAAGAGAAAGTTAGATTAGCTACTATACTAGGTACGCTACAGGCTACACTAACAGACTTCAGATACCTACGAGGTATATGGAAGAAGAATACAGAAGAGGAACGCTTACTTGGTGTTAGTATGACCGGAATAAGTGACCACCCTGTGTTAATGAATGAGAAATCTATAGACCTACCTAGATGGTTGGAGGAACTAAAAGATGTTTCCATTAAGACTAATAAGATATGGGCAGATAAGTTGGGTATTCCTGAAAGTACCAGTATTACTTGCGTTAAGCCTAGTGGTACTGTTAGTCAGCTTTGTGATACTGCTAGTGGTATCCATCCTCGTTACAATAGCTACTACATTAGACGAGTACGACAAGATAACAAAGACCCTCTGACAAAGTACATGGATAAGACTGGTATACCAAATGAACCGTGTTCTATGAAACCAGATACTACTACTGTATTTGAGTTTCCAATGAAAGCTCCTAAAGGAGCGTTGACTAGAACAGATAAGTCTGCGATAGAACAGCTTGAGCATTGGTTAGTGTATCAAAAGTATTGGTGTGAGCATAAGCCAAGCATAACTGTTTATGTACGTGAGGATGAGTGGATGGAGACAGGTGCATGGGTGTATAGTCACTTTGATTATATGAGTGGAGTTTCATTCTTACCATTCGACAATGGGTCATACAAACAAGCACCGTACACAGACTGTACAGAAGATGAGTACAACGATGCGTTAAAAGCAATGCCAAAAGATATACAATGGAGCAGTATGATTGAGATGGAAGACAACACAACTAGCAGTCAGGAGTTAGCCTGTACTGGAGGAGCATGTGAACTATGAGTAAAGATATAAACAGTAACTACTATGATGCAGGTGATATAGAAGTTTTAGATGTCATTAAAGCAAAACTTACACCCCCTCAGTATGAGGGGTACTTGCTAGGTAACTCTATTAAGTACAGCCTAAGACTTAACTGGAAAGGTAGTAAGGCTAGAGATGCAGAAAAGTTAAAGAACTACAGTGAGTGGTATTATCACTGCATAAACCAACCTATTAAAGAGAGAACAGAATAGGAGATATATATATGAATGTAGTTGACATAAGTGAAAAAAAAGATAATATAGAACTATATCGGGCTGTCATAAGAACCTCTTCTAAGGGAGAGTTAGTAACTTACTTTACAGGGTATTTGTTTGATAAAGAAGAAGGGCTACCTGATACCATTTTCTTTCTTTATAATGAAAAGATTAGTGAAACACCTCATCTTATGATTAACATGGCTAATATAGAGTTCATCGAGATGGAGCTTATAAAGGATGATGATGAAGAAGATGATAACTATACTACAGAACAGGAAAGAAACGATGATTAAAATGAGATGTGGTTTAAAGTGTCCTGAGTGTGGTAGTTGTAACACCGAGTACAGAGAAGGACATAGGCAAACTTCAGATACACCTGCTGAACTTTCTGGATGGGAGTGTGTTTGTGGTGTTTGTTTTGAAGAGGACAGTGTTAATTATGACGACTGGTAAGACTAGTCAAGGAGATAGGTAACTTAAATGAGAGATGATCTATGTGATAATTGTCATAGGAAAGCACCTCTTAAACTAACAGTTGGGTTTCAGATGCTATGTGTTGTATGTATGCACGACCAGTTTCAATATCCTTTAATGGATGCTTTGGAAGAGAAAGAAGCGAATGATATGAAACAAGAAGCATTGAAGAAACTAGCAAAAGACTTTAATAAAAAACTAGGGAGAGATAAACCAGATGAATAGTATACCAGTTATCAAAGAGTGGAAGAGTATAGATGGTGCATTGCGGGGAGTTATTAGAAACGGTACGTTATTACTTGACAAGAATAGCCAAGTAATATTACGTACCGAGAATGTAAGACTACTTAATTTAACTGAGTAATAGTATCAATGATACTATAGTTTTAGTAAATTCTTTCTGTCTTTTCCTGTGTTTATAACCGAAGCTCCGGTGAATAACCCTGATTTCATATTTGACGCTTTATACGATGGTGTCTTGTTTTGTAGTAAACCACCTACTGCTGCTCTAGGAGCAAGTAATCTAACACCTACTTCAGTTGCAGCAACCATAGGGTGTCCTGCTATTAATGAAGCAGCAGCTACTGCCGTATCAAACATAGTTAAATAACCTGTTGCGCCTTTAACATCAGCAGCAGCCTTTGGAAAGGTCTTTGCAAAATCAGTTACTAGTTTTACACCTCCTGTAAATCCATCACCTTTAATCTTACTTCCTTTTGACGCTCTATCGGATAAAGAAACTAGTGTTGGTAGGCTTATCAAACCTGTTACAGGGTGCATAGCTGTTTCCACAACATGTATCTTTGCTAACTGTTTACGAGCATTTTTATATGCTGTCATTAGTTCAGGTTTCCCAACAGCAGCTAAGTGACTTTCCATCAAATCTTCTAAAGCAGTAGCTATAGCCATTCTACCTGACGCAGACTTAGTATCTGATGGTTTAGAATTTGGGTTTTTATATACTGCTTTAGCATCTCGTCTAAGGTTACTTATGTTTCTCATCATTATTTCAGGGTCAAACACTTTTTTACTTAACTGTTCTTTAAATAACCCAATAACTTCTTTGTATGATTTGTTTAGTTTAGGGTCATGCTTAAACAAAGATTCTACTTCTTTTAAGTAACCTGTAAGTGTATCTTTAAATGTTTTTGTTGGAGCGATCATATCGGCATAGCTTTTACTAGAAACAGATTGTTTACCAGTTATAAAGTCTTTTTTACCAAATGTATTAACTACTACTTTTCCTCCTTTTAGACCTCGACTAACTTCAGCGTATATAGCGTAATAATTTTGCTTTGCAATATCTAAGTTACCACCTATATTAGGATTTATAGGCTCATTTGGTTTAATTCCAATATCTTTTTTTATAATATCCGTAGCTTTATTCGTGTTAAATTCTGACAATGCTTTGTTTGTTTTTGTCATTCCTGATATTTGAGATTTAACACCCGTTTCGGCAGGGGTTCTTAGTCCTACTGCCTGTGCTTCTGTTCTAGCATTGTCTATAAGTATGTTTCTGTCTTTGTCTCGGTTTAATGCTTTTTGTTTAGTATCTTTAAGTTTCTGGCTGTGCATTTTTGCACCTATAAAAACAGGAGCGTGGATAACACCTTCTCTAATTGCGTTAGCAAGCATACCTAAAGGAGAGTCACCTGCCTCGTCTTCACCAAAACTACCAAGATAATCCGCAGTAGCGTGAATTCCCTTACCTACTAAATTAATAGGATTCCACATAGTTGTCGCTAGAAAATCCCCTACATCTGTTTTAGTGTCATAGGTCATGGCTTCTTGTACGTTTTGTTTTACTTGAGCAGGATCTACATCACTTATACCAAGAGCGTCTACACCTACAGCACCTAACCCTGCTAAATCTGAAGCAGTTTTAGCTAACATGCCTGATCCCATATTAAGAGCGTAGTCAAGGGGTGCTAATGCGTTACCAACTTGTCCCTTTACAACATCGATAGTTTTGTCTGACAATGACTTAGGATCTTCTTGTGTCTTTGGTACTCCAAAGTCAGACTCTTTAGCTAATCCTATTCTAATAGCTTCTTGTTTAATCTGAGCATCTGTGGCATCCGCAGGGACATCCTCCATTATAGCACCGTTAGGAAGTTCAATCTCTATTTTTTTTAATTCATTCATTATCTAGGTTCTCCCCACTTTTTACGAACACGAGGTGTTCCGCCCTCATCTTCAGGAAGGTTTGATAATGCACGTTCAATATTGTCTTGAATGATTTGTTCTTCTTCTTTAAAACCATCTATTCTGTTTTGCATTTCCATTTTCATTAACTTTACAACCGCAGAGTAAGATTCATGGTCATACTTGGTAGACAACATCTCGTTTGTTTCTTTTCTTAATGCATCAGAAACTGGGGTATTACCCATAGAACCTGACATAATCTTAGCAAATTCACTAACAAACGCCATGTTAGCTGCGTAAAACTCTGCCGTATCTGGATCACCTGTAATATTTTTCTGACCTTTAATAAGCCATTTATCAACAGCAGGTATACCTATTCTATACACTTTTTTAGATAATCCTAATGCTATATCAGCGTTTTTTACAGCTAGTTTTTCAAATGCCTCTGCCGATCTAAATTGTTTGGCTATTTGTTTACCGGCAGCATTATTGAAAGTTATAATTTGTCTGTTCACCACAGCTTCTGTGTTTCCAGTTCCTCTTTCAGCAAGTATTTCAGCAGCCCTGTTCGCTACTTGCATCCTAGCTATAGAAGCATTTTCACTTCTTCCAAGACTAGGCATTGCGCCTGTAGCTAAAAATTGTTCTGCATTTAAATCAATAGCTGCATCAGTTAATCGACCTGTATTATCAATAGGCTCGTAACCCGCTAACTTATTAACCTTAGATTCAAACAACTCAACCTGATGCTTAAGCTCTTCATTTTCAGGGTCTGCTTTTAACTTAGCTTTAGCTAGGTTTAAAGGAATCATTCCCTTCTCAAGATCAGTTAGCATAGCATATTTCATTCTCTCTTCTGCTAATTCATCCTTAGTTGCTAATCTCTCTGCTTTTACTATATCAGCCAGATGTTTCTTTATTGCTTTGTCCCTAGCTACAGGATCATTCTTGTAAAGATCTGAGGTATACTGGTTTTGTATTGTAACAGGCAATCTAGAGAAAGAAGTGTTATCTATGCTTAAGTGAAGATCTACTTTTTCTTCAGAAGTTAAATCTTTGTTATTAAGAACTGAAGGTGCTATATATGACGTAAGTGAGCTAGGATCGTTATTGAGCATTTCAACTGCTTGTTCATCTGTCAACATAATCTCGTTTCCATCACGGTCAAAATAAGGCTTTGGTTTACCTACTTTCGCGGTAGATGGAGCTGTGTATGGCTGAATAGAATCGGGGTTCTCATCTGCCACAGCGTTAGCGTCCTCGTTATTTAACATAGTAACTTTACCGTCGACTATATAAGGCTGTAATTTAGATGGCTTATCTCCCACTTTTGGAACAGGGACAAACCTATTGGGGGTTACTGCATTTATAGCAGCAACACTAGCGTCTGTCATTGTAACGTCTTTTCCTGTCACTGTGTCACGAAAAGGATTTAAAACAATTTTAGCAGCCGTTGGGTTTCTAGATGCGTAAGCAGAAGCCTTGTCTTTATCTATTGAAGCCATCTGTTTCTCGTAATTAATTCCTGTATCTAAAGCGGATAGTGCCTCTTGTGTGTATCCCGCAGCAGCTAATTCTGTAGCTGCTGATTTAAAAAAGTCAGGAGTACCAAATTTGTGTTGACTAGATACTCTGTCTTTAATACTGTTAATATCAGATGCACGTTTAACCTCTGGATTAAGGGTTACAGAATCTCCTAGAAGCCCTGATTTGTCTATACCTGCTCCTATTAGGTTTCCACCTCTACGCATGTTATAAGACCTATTAGCCCTTACCTGAGAGCGTATATCGTTTATAGGATCATATCCCATACGAGGGTTATCTGCGTTAGCGTTCTGTCTAGCTTTAGCTTCTTGTAAAGCTATTACGTCATTTTCTGTTTCAAATAAAGTAGCCATTAGTATGCATACCCGTTGTTATATTGATTCCCCATAAAATAAC